GCTTTATCGACAACTACTATAAAAACAATCGGCTTGAGTATGTGATGGTTACGCTTGGCGAAGATAAAGCAAAAAGCTATTTGCAACCGGCAATGGGCAATCAAAAAGAGCTCATCATCAGACGCAATCAGTGCTGGCAAGTTGACTCATCGCCTCTTGATGCGATGGTGAGAGACGGAGAGACTGGTGCGGCATTTAGACCAAACATCCTCTCAATAGTTGATGTGTTCAGCGGTCGAAGCGTTATGAGTTTAGAGCGAACATCAAATGCTCTCTCGCTTATCCGTTTGATTTGGAAAGCTCTTGAGAAGTTCGGAAAGCCTGAATACATTAAAGGTGACAACGGAAAAGACTATCTATCAAAACAGTTTCAAGAGCTACTCAACGGTCTTGGTATCGACTACGACAGAGCGGTCGCTTATGCCGGTGATGAGAAAGGATTTGTTGAGAGACACTTCCGAACGGTTCAGCATAGCGGTATCAGCTTTACACCTGGATACATCGGAAACAGCTTGGCAAAGCGTGAAATGATAGAGCAGAGAACGCCAAAGCGAGACCGAAAAGCAAAAGACCAGTTTGGGAATGTGAAAAAGACAAACCAACTGCACCTTTTGACATTTGAGCAAATGAAAATGAGGCTTGATACTGAGGTCGCCAAATGGGACATCATGCGTGTCAGACGCAAAAACGAGTCTCCGATGGATAGATGGAACTCCGATGCTACACCAATCAGAAAAGTGGCTTATGAAGAGTTTGTCTTGTATGCCGGTGGAGCTGAGATCAGAACGGTAAGCAAGAAAGGTATCGAATACGAAGCGTTGCGCTTTGTCGGGGATGCACTGCCTCCGGTCGGTACCAAAGTGGTGGTCAGAGAGAACATCGACAACGCTCAAGAGATATTTGTTTTCGACCTTGGAGGGAAGTTTATCTGCCGAGCCTACGACAAAGAGATTGCTCACATGTCTGCGGAGCAGTACAAAGCGGTCAAAAAGGTTTTCAAAGAGGATATGCGTCAGGTCAGAGCCGTCATCAAGTCGGCAGAGTTCAGCGCATTTACACGGCTTACAATCGAAGAGGATTTGGAGCGGATGCTCGAGACTCACAAAGAGTCGCTTAAACCTCAAAAAGTGGAAGCTGTCAATAGTGATGTCGTCGCAGATGTCAGAGAGAAGCTGCGGGAACAAAGAGAGGTTGACAGTATCAGAGAGCGTGTTTTTGACATTGACAAAATGGTTATGCCAGGAAGTGAAAAAAGAAGCAAGCTCAGCTGGGACAGCGTCATTGAAAAAGCGGTCAATTGGAGTTGAATTAACAGACTCTCCCACGGGAGGGTCGCTTAATCCAACCAACTAAAAAAGGAGAAACAATGGATTTACGGGATCAGATTTTGGAGTTTATAGAGGCTCAGGGGATTAGTCAAAACAAGTTCGCAAAGACAATCGGAGTTAATCCGGCTTATTTGAGTGGGTATATGCAGCAAGGAGATGATTACCAGTACAAAGATAAAGTCATCACCCCTGCTAAAACATACATCGCAAATTATATCGAAAAGACAAGCAAAAGAAAAGAGGCAGAGCTTGAATTTGTGATGACAAGAGACGCAAAAAGTGTCTTTGCAGTTATCGAATGGGCTGTGATGGATGAGGATATGGCGGTCATTGTAGGCAAAGCCGGAACCGGCAAGAGTCGAACGCTCAGGGAGTTTGCAAAAAATCATCCCGAGTGTATCTTGATTGAAGCAACCATCAGCACCACTGCAAGAGACCTTTTTAAAAAGATTGCTGAGCTGCTTGGCTCTCAATACAAAGGAAGCCTCGACCTCACGGTGCGAGAGTGCGCTTCGATACTCCAAAAAAGTGAGAAGTTTATCATCATTGATGAGGCAGAACACTTACCTTATCGGGCATTGGAGCTACTGCGACGGATGTATGACTTCTCAAAAAGTCCTTTGATACTTGCCGGAACCAAAAAGCTCATCAAAAACCTCACCGGAGGCGAGAGTGACTATGACGAATATGAGCAGCTCAGCTCAAGAGTCGGCGGTAAGTGGGTGCTGCAAGGTCTCACTTACGCCAAAGAGAGCGAGGGCAAAGTCGTTGAGATAGATGATGACCTCAAGGCGGTCTGCAAGCTCTTTGGAATAACAGAGATTGCGATTGCAAAAACAATCAAGCAGTTTACAAAAGGGAACTTCCGAAAAACAGAGAAGCTCCTCAAGCGTTCTGAGAGACTGGCAAAAAGCTACGGCACTGAGATCACAAAAGATGTCATCGAGACTGCGGTCGAGATGTTGTTATTGAGGTAGCCAAATGGAGAATTTAGCACACAAAGTCATTGATATGGAAATGGCAAGGATTGAAATAAGAGACAAGGCAATTGAGTGTCTTGATATGTTGATGAGTATCAGAAAAGAAGAGATACCCGATGCCTATGTCTTAACAAGCCTTGAGACTGCAAGGCGAGCTTTGATGCAAGTTTTTATGAGATGCGACAAAAAGGAGAAAAGATGAGTTTTATTTTGGGAGCTGGTTGCTTTGTACTTGGCTGGATTGGCTGTGAGATATGGATCGAATACAAAAAGAGAGGGAGATGGAAATGACTGCAACACGACTTGGAAACGACACTTTGTGTCTGAATGAGGGGAAATTTATCGTCTCGCTGAGTGTTGATGAAGCCAAAGAGCTTGCACGGCAGCTGGTCAGAGAGACCGGCATGCCTCTTTCGGAATTGCTAAGACAGCAGACCGGAGGAGACCAGGCGAGAAAGCTGCGAGCGATTGTGGCTTACGGTGGAAAATAAGCGTTGCTAAAGACCGTCAAGGCGGTCTTTATGGAGTGCTTACACTCACAACAAATAAAGGAGAGCAATGTCAATCAGGATTATACGAAAAAATAAAGACAGCTTGCCGGTCGCATTGAAGTACGGCTTTGTGTGCAAGAAGTCGTTTTGTGACAAGCATCAACTTTCGGGAGAAAGGAAATGATGAAGTTTGGCGCAATATCTGCCGCAGTCATGGCGGCATTAGGTTTTGGAGCAAGAGTCGCAGAGACTCCGACACTCAAAACGCAAAAGAGTTTTGGACTTTCAAAGGCACCGGTAACAAAAGGCAAACGCCATAAGAGTCAAAAAATCAGGTCAAACAGACGCAAAGCAAAGATGAGGAGCTGAGATGGATTTGATAAAGCTTGAAGCCAAAGTGCTTGAGATGGTCGGCAGACCTTTTACCGTATCGACACAATCGCTTTTCAAAAACAAGCGACTGTTTTTGAGAGTTGAGCCTGAGGGTGATGCCGAGTCGATTGACTTTGTGATCTACGGTGAGAAGTGGGAGCAAATAGAGGTGGAGTTCTTTGAAGAGCTCGAAAAACAAATCAAACCTAAGGAGTGAGAATGGCAAAAGAAAAAAGAAGCAAGCCGTCGATTGAGACGGTCAAGATTACAAGCCTGAGCGAAGCAGACGGACTGCTTAAACGCATCAGCGACATCAACGCAAATCTTCGCAAAATCGAAGCGGATGCAGACATCAGAGTCAATGAGATTAAAGAGGAGTTGAAAGCTCAAGCAGAGGAGCTCATCGAAGAGAAAGAGAGACTCGAAAAGAGCCTCGGTATTTATTCCGAGTATAACAAAAGCGAACTCTTCAGCGATAAGAAAACGATTGAGCTGACATTTGGGCTTTTCGGGTACCGACAAAGTACGAGCATCAGTGTGAAGCAGACAACGCTTGAACTGCTCAAAAAGCACGGTCTCGAAGAGGCAATCATCACAAAAGAGTCCCCAAATAAAGAAGTTATGAGAGATTGGAGCAAAGAGAAACTCAAGCTCGTCGATGCAAAACGAGTCGTCGAAGATAAGTTTTGGGTCGAAGCTAAACAAAACGAAGTGGAGGTTTAACATGCCAAAGTTTGGAGAAACATCAAGGAGTCGTCTTGACACATGCCATCCCGATTTGCAAAGAATTTGCGAGAGAGTTATTGAGATCACAGATTTCAGCGTCCTCGAGGGCGAAAGAACATTAGAGCAGCAACAAAAGTATTTCAAAGAGGGTAAGAGCAAGCTTGACGGCGTAAACCAAAAGAGCAAGCATCAGAGTAAGCCGAGCAATGCCGTTGACATCGCTCCTTATCCGATTGATTTCAACGAAAAAGAGAAAGCCCGAGCACGGTTCTATCATCTTGCCGGTTATATGTTTATGGCGGCAGCTCAGCTCAAAGCTGAGGGTGTTATCACTCATGAGCTCAGATGGGGCGGTGACTGGGACAGCGACAAAGATTTTGCAGACCAAAGCTTTGACGACTTGCCACACTTCGAGCTTGCATAAGTTTAAAAGCCCGTTTAACACTGTTTAAACGGGTATTAAAACGCTTTTTAAAGTCTCCAAATTGCTTGGCGACTTTCAAGATCGTTTATAGGAGAGAGAATGGATTTAGTAAAACCGAATGCAAGATTTTTAATCGCAAAAGAAAAGGCGGCTCTTTGGAGAGCTCTCAAGGACGGCAAAGCAAAAGTGATCCCTATCAAACAAAGGAGACCACATGCAAAGCAAAACTGAGAGCTTGATTGAAAGCTTACTAAACACCGCAACCGGCTTTTTACTTTCACTTGTACTTGTCAATGTCGTATTGCCTCTTTATGGCTTCCCCGTCAAGACTGGGCAGTCTTTGGAGATAGTCACCATTTTCACGGTTGCATCAGTCTGTCGCTCTTATCTTTGGAGACGATTTTTCAACAAAAGAGTCAAGCGATGAGATGGGCGATTGAAGAGGCAATGTGCAAGAAGTGCAGCGAAGTTTATCAGCGAATGGAAGAGCTGCTGGATAAATACGAAAACTTTGACCAGTTTTACTGGGACTTCGTTGAAAAAGCAAAAGACACTCCTCCCGAAAAGATGGTCGCTTATGTTTTGATGGTGCTTTTTTTAAAAATGAAATATGACAGAGAGCTTGACAAATTCAAAGGTATTGAGCATTTGAGTTTCAATCAGCTTAAAGATGTTGCGGAGTGGATAGATAAAGCAGCAAAGAAAAATCAAGCAATTAGAAAAGAGATGGAGGCTAAAAAGTGAATAATGTTTTTGACTATCTGCAAGCTATTAAACTGCAAGACACTCACTTCAACGCAGAGGTAGAGTTTTTAATCCCCGACTTTTTACCAAAAAAGCTCATAACTATGTATTACGCAGACGGAGGCAATGGCAAGAGCTGGCTTGCTCAGGCAATATCAAATTATCTTCTCGATAATGATATGACCGAAATGCTGACCTATATCGACTTTGATAATCCAGTCAGCATCTTGAAAGATAGGAATATCTATGAGCTGCTTATCAAAAAGTATAAGAACCTAAACTACATCCAGCGTTCAACGCTGAATATGTCGCCGTTTGACTTACTTCTCAAGCTTGAAGAACATGCTTATAACGGAGCTTATGAGAACTGTGTCTTTTTGTTTGACAGCTTGAGAAACATCGTTGATATAAGTCACGACGGCAAGGTGATGAGAGCAATGGACGCATTGATGAATATGAGAGAAGCTGGAGCAACAATCGTGCTCTTGCATCATAGCAATAAAGACGGTCGAAACTATCAAGGCAGCAACAACATCAGAAACTCTATCGACTGCATGTATCGCCTTGAGAAAAGACCGAGCGGAGATGATGAGATCAACTTCTTGCTTGAAGTGCAAAAAGAGCGTGCCGGTGTCAAAGACCGTGCGTTTTGTGTAAAAACAAAAGAGCTGAGTTTGCAAGAGATGGATATTGACATCGCTTGCATGAATGAGTATGAGCTTGAGTTTGTTGAGAAAGTTAAAAAGGCTTTAACGCTATACAAAGACGGTCTCAATAAAACAGAACTGCTTGAGAATACCGGTCATAAAAAAGATGATAAAACGGCGAGAGATACGCTGGATAAGTTTACTGACAAGTTTTGGAAGTCCAAAAAACAAGGCAATAAATACATTTACAGTCTTGGTTGATACAACTTCTACAACTTCTACAACTTGCAAGTTGTAAAGGTTGTACATGTTGTAGTCTCCCGAGCTACAACTTCTAAGGAGGAGCACATGACGGCAAAACAAAAAGAGTTAAAAAAGCACCTTATAAAGGTGTGCCATACGCTTAAAAATAGCAAGTTTCCCGATGATGAAACTCGAAAAGATTATCTCTTTGTCACTTATGGAAAAGACTCAATGTCCGAGCTTAGTATTGACCAGCTCAAAGAGTTTGCAATTTTCCTCGGTTATGGAAGAGCTGCTAAAGAGAAAAAGCCTTTTATCAAAGATAAGAGCGAGAAGACGGTTGAAAATGCAACCCAAAAGCAAATCGAAACCATCGAGGGAATTTGGTTTAGGATAGCAAGAGATGCGAGCGACTTTGCGCTGAGAAACTATATCCACCGAATAACTGGAGTGAGACCACTTTATTTGCGCTTCCTCTCTCGAGCTGATGCCCAAAAGGTCATAACTGGTCTTTTGAAAATGCAAGATGATTGGAACGAAAAGAGAAATAAAGAGGATTTAAAAAGCAATAAAAGCGGAGAGTGACACCTGCCAATGACACTCCCTCTGAAGCAACATAACTGCCAATTATATCACAGGAGGAGTTAAGGTATGGTTTCAACTGTCGAGTTATTTGAAGAATTTTTCAAAAAAATTAAAGAATGTGAGTCTATATCGGACATTTACAAAGAGTACGGTGGCAGCTCTATTTATGTGCCATCTTATAAATCAGTTTGCAGAAATGAAGAGATTTTGAATGAATACGAGGCAATGCTTAAAGATGGGAGTTATAGCTCAACCATTATAAGAAGACTTGCAGGAAAGTATGACTTGTCAGTTTCTCAAATTTATGCTATAACCAAAGATAAAAGAGAGCCTACTCTTTTTGATTAGGCTCGGTATGTTGCCGACCTTAAGGCGATTATGGTCGTTTTAACTTGTCAATTTACCAAAAGGAGGTCTTATGAAAAGACATGTTTTATTTGTGGTTGCAACTATATTGTTGCTTGTTGGGTGCAGCAGTAATAATGAAAAAACAATAACTGCAAAAGAATACGGAGACAAATGGTCTTTTACGGCTGATACTGCTGTAATAAAATGCTATAAGGATGGTGATATAAAAGCACCGGTTGTTATAATCAATGGTAAGCCATACGGTTTAACTGGATATGCCGATGCAAAATACGGTCAAAACGATGTAAGTGCTTTGAATGAATATTTATTGAAAGATAATAGACCAGGTCGTGAGGGAATGATGATTGACATTGGAACTATAACATCGGACGCAAATAACCTCTGCGAATAGCCTATTTTTTTAATAGGCTCCTCACTTCGTTCTTTGACTTTTCTGTCTTCGAGCTCTGCTCATCTAACAATCCATTTATTTTCTTATCATACGCTTTTCCAGCGTTGTAATTCCAACCCTCATCCGCAAATCCTACTTTCGCCACATCCGGCGTGACTCCAAACTTCTTGGCTTTTATTTCTGTGATAGCATAAGCCTGACAACGACAGTTAAACCCGTTTGGAGGATAAAAACTATCCCAAAACTTATCATTAACCGGCAATACTTTACCGTGCATCGACGCATGAGATGGTCGTGTGTGTGAGTCTAAAATTGCAGAGTACCTCAAATAAGGAAAATCCTCTTTTGTTTCTTGGATTTGCTTCCATGTTCCGACTGATTTTGCTTGGTGCATATTTGTCTGATAGACTGTTTTAATTCTAAAATCACTCCATCCTTTCTGCTTCCAAAGCTCCTTTGTCTGCTTTTTCCACTCGCTAAATCCTTGCCCCTCTTCCAGTGCCTTTTTTATAGAGTCAAACACAAACTCGAGTTCTGTCTGTTTGGACAGTTCGCTCACCGTGAAAGCCATTGTCTTTGCATCTTGCTCAAGAGCTGCAAATTCCTCGGACGACAAAAGCAGCTTTTTAACAAAGTATTCAATCGCCTCCTCCGGCGTTACCTTGCCAAAGTTAATCATCTTTACTCATCCCGTAGAGCTCTGATATTAGTATTGCTTGCTCTATGGTTTTTTGATTCACATTCTCAAGCGAGTCAAGAGTATCAAGTAAGTCCTCAAAACTCTCCGCTTTTTCGAGCAGTTCAAGAAAGTTTGATTTGCTCAGGCTCGCATTTTCGAGAAACGATGAGACAAGCTCGTCAAACAGTATGGCTCTTGCCGCTGCTTTCTGCTCGTCTGTATCTGTTTTATTTGCTATTAAATGGGCTTTAAACGGTATTTTATTTGCCGTTACCGTTTGTTGTTGCTGCACCTCTTCGACCGTGATATTATAGGTCGCTTCTATGTATTCTTTTGTCGGTCGGTATCCCATTTCATAGATTGTTTTATCTCTCGTTGCAAGGTCTGTGCGTGGATCATCTTCATCTTTGAGCATTGCATAAATCTCATCAGTGATGCCGTTTACCTCTTTGAAGTAGCCTATCGCTCTATTGAGCACATACTCAAGTATCTTTCGGTCTGCGTTTGCCAAATCCTCTCTAATTTCGTTGTGAACCTGGGTCGCTGCCAAAGAACCTGAACTGACATTGCCGGTTAGGTTGCCTCCGAGTATTGCACGATTGATCTGTGAGTCGCAGTAATCAATCAGCTTATCAAAGTCTCCTTTGTTTGCCGTAGGATGTACGAGCTCGATTTTCTCTTCAGGGTCAATAACCGCTGTGTCTCCGCTGAGCATTGCATTGATTTCATTTGCAAGCTCATCGGCATCAGAGTCTGTCTTACCAATCGCCCACGGGCTCCCGAACTTCTCAAGGAACCTGACCCAAAACTCCATTGATGCATTTTTGAGTTTTACCGGAAAATATATCTTTGCAATGGTTCCATCGCCGTATGGCTTATTGAACCGCTTACGATATGTCGCCGTGATGATTTTATAATCGGCGATGTCTTCCATGTATCCTTGGTTTTTAAACTTCAAAACCCCGTCTTTGTCATACACGAAATTGCGATAATCTCTTTGAACGAGCTCAGGCAGATAAAGACCATCTTTGAGTTTCCAGTTGATTTCAAAGACATTAAATCCGTACATGTAAGTGTCTAAGATTTGAGATATTACATCGGGGCTGACAATATCTTCCAATGCAAGACGGTGTTTGTCATTTTTGCATACAATCTGAAGCTCTTTTTTTTCAGTCACACTCTTTCGACTCTCATCGGCTTGAGAGACGCTCAAGTCCCTGAGTATCTTATCCATCTGCTCATCGCTCAAAGTCTGAGTAATTAGGCTTGCATCTGCGCTGAAAAGAGTGTCAATCAGGCTATTGTTTGAGCTGACAAGTCTGCTTTTTTTGTTACTATCAATTTTATTCGAGAAAAATCCCTTAAACATTTTAATCATCCATCACTCCTGGTCGTTTTCTGATAACACGGTTTGACCGTTTTTTCTTTTTCTTTGTTTTTGCAAGCTTACTGAGCATATAAGCACCGTGTAAGCTGTCCGGTGCGTCATCGTTTTCACCCTCAGGAAACTCCTCAAGCTGCTCAATAAGAAGCGTGTGGCTTTTATGGAATAGTATTTCCCCGTTTTCGATTGGAAGCTCAAGCTCCTCAATCCTTGCCTCTTTGTTTTGATAGTTGTCAATCCCCTTGAGTGGCAGATGCACTCCAGCATCAAATGCCGCTTCAAGCATCCAGCCTTTGAGAAAGAACTGACCGCCGTTTGTCTCAACTCCGATAATCTTGCAACGGTAGAGCTGCTGAAGCTTGATAACCGTGTTGATGATCTCTCGTGCCGGCATGACCTTGACATTGCTCTCAAGCACATAGCCTTTGCGCTCGCTCTCTTTAATGCCGAGAACCGTGATTGCAGTATAGTCGCTTTTCTTTTTTTCACCGGCAGGGTCAACCCACATAATATGGCGGTCGCATTTTGGAGCAGTATGATAAAAGTGCATGTTCTCTTTTTTGAACTTTTGAGCCTCGCTGAGAGGATTGTTCATCTGCTCTTTATTAAACGCTTTTGGGGTCTCCGCTCTGATTTGCATGAGCTTGTTAATCGGGAGAGCTTCTTTCCAAAGAACCTCTGCTCCCTCATCCATTTCGACTCTATGCTTGAGATAGAAAGCCTCTGCCTCATGCGTTCCCATGTTTTTGTAAATAAAGCCGTATCTATCCCATAGGTCCATGCGCTTTGGAAAAGTGATAACGGACTGAAACTTTTTAGGGTTCCAAAACTGGAGCTTGAGCTTTCGTGCAAGCACGCTGTCTCGGTGTAGAATGGTTCCGATGTAAATAATATCCATCGACCTATCGGCTGAGCCTAAGTTCAATACCGCTTCATCGAGCCACTCCTCGAGCTTGTCTCTTTGTGCTTTACTTCGCACATTTGTATCGTTCTCAAGGTCGTCAAGGATTGTGAGGTCGGGTCGATATACGCCAAACTTTACACCCCTGAGTCTTTTGCCGCTACCAAACGCTTTGAACTTAACACCGTTGCGAGTTACAAACTCCCCGACTTTCCAGCTGGTACCTACACCGCAGACATCAGGAAAATCAGCTTTGAGGTTTTCATTGTCCTCAAGCTCGACTTTGATTGCTTCGAGATTTCCCTCGACCAGTTCGACTGCGTCTGATATTTCAACGATAAAGCGTTTCTTTTTATAGGTTGCACACCACAAAGGAAATAGCTGCGATACATAAGTCGTTTTTGCATGTCCCCTCGGTGCGGCAATAGCGTTTTTGGTTCCCTCGAGCGTTGTCGTAATCTCGACAAACTTTTCCTCAAGGTATTCGTGAAGCGCATTTTTTCCAGGTATGCTGAAATAGTGTGGGAAGTAAGTTCTCGCCCAAAACTCAAAATCGTGCTCGCCTCTTGCAACACGCTCATCTCTTGTTTTTGGGTCAAGCGTTGCATTGCATAAGATTTGACTGCGAAGCTCATCTTTGAGGTCATCCAACCAATCAACAAAGTCTTTTCGTGTGAGTTTTCGGATACTCTTTTCATCTTTCCCGTCAAGCTCATAGCTAAGTCTTGTCTCTTCAAGAAACGAGTCGAGCTCTTCTTTGCTAAACAACATCTATCGTTCCTAAGCTGTCGGTAAACTCTTTGCTATCAAGCATTTCGACAATCTTTTCAATACACTTTTTGTCTCCGGTATTTTTGAACTCTCCGACGATCAGCTGCACCACTCTTTTTGCAATTGCGAGTTTGTAGCTCTCAGGGTCTTCAAAACTTGCCACTTTTTTCATTTTTGCAAAAGAGTCTCCGAGCTGAGAGAGTGCCGATGCTTTCTCGTTTGCTTTTAGGCTTGACTCATTTATCTCTTTGACTGCGAGATACATCTGCTCAATGAAGTTTTGATAAATCACGACTTTATCATCGCCACGCTTATTCAGGTAACCGGCAGCTCTGAGCTCATCCCAATCACCGTCTTGGCTTTTGTAGTTTTTTATTGTCTTTGAGTTCTTTGACAATATCTGAGCGATTTTGTCAATGTCAAAGCCTTTAAGATAAAGCTCTTTTGCAAGCTCTTTGGTATTAGTCGTTGGTGCCATAATGCTTCCTAAGTTGATTTGATAATATGTCGGCAATCTCTTCGTAATCGTCTTTGTTAATGCCTAAGAATGGTCTTGCTGGCATTTTCTTCGTGCCAAACTGATGGAATACTCCATAATTGACCGTTGCCCCTATCTTGACAAATCCTTTGCCCGTGACATAGGTAACTCTTTTTAATTGACCGCTGTTATGCAGTATTTTTCTGCCTCGGGTTTTATTGGTTTCTACTTTTCGATGCTTCCATTTATTGCCGTCTGGGTCAACTTCATTTTCAAAACGCTCTATTGTCTGAGCAACAACGGCAGTTCCTATGCTCTTAAGTGCTCTTTGTAGAGGCTCTTCGCCAAATCTTCCGAGCCTCTCAAGTGTATTGTTTAGCTCATCGAGTCCAGTTACTCTTACTTCAAGCGTCATTTAAACACCTCTTAAAAGCCGGTTAAATCCAAACGCTCGCTATTGTGTACAAAGCTGCGTTTCTTTTGAACTGGTCTTGAGCTCGTTCCGCTCGTAACCTCTGTCGGTATTTTTTTGGATGCCATTTTGAGGAGCAGTGATTCGCACTTCTCTTGAGCCTCTTTGATTGCTTCTTTTGGAAAGCCGTTTCGTTTTTTGAGCTCGATGATTGTCAAATCAACCGCAATATCCCGAAGCAATGGAGATGGGTTATTTGGTATCGTGATGAAAGAGCTGATAAAAGAGATGGAGTCTTGTTTGCAATCATCAATAACAGACTGGTCAATCTCGCCGGTTGCATTGACATCTGAAAGCTGTAAAAGTTCTTTTTGAGATACCTCTTTTAGCAGGTCTTCGTTAGTTATCATCTTAGTCCTTTATGGAATACCGTTTAAACAGTGTTTAAAATCGCCGTAAATCGTTTAAAATCTTTTTTTAGTATCTTTTATCGTCTCGATACAGAAAAGGGCTTTTAAGCCCCTTTCTGTTAGTTTTATGCAGTTTGATACTTTAGCTTGATAAGAGCACCTGGTCTGACACACACCGGAAGAGGTCTTGTTTCTGATACGATAGAGTATCCACGACCCTTTGGAAGCTCCTCAGGCGTAGCCGTAAAGAATAGCACCGGAGCTTTGTTAAGAGCTTGAGTGTGGTTTGCTCTTCCGTAGAAAAGTTTGTACACTTCAGGACTGTCAGGCGTAACGATTGCTTCATTGTCAGCAATAAAGCTTTTTGTTTGACCGTTTGCGTTTTTGTATTTCGCAGTGTACGGAATAAACTTTTTGCCGTGTACTTCAAGGATGCGTTTTTCGCCCTCGTTGATCCACTTCGCTTGACCTTGAGCAAATAGCTCCTCAGTCGTAGCTCTTGCAGCAACACCGCTGATAAAAGAACGGCTTGCAAGGATTGTATATCCAACCTCAGTTCCGAGCTCTTCAACCAAAGCGTCATCGATTTCGTTTAGGCTTTGAATGATTGACTTTGTATTTGTGAAAGTCTTTTGAGCAGCTCCGCTTGAGAACTCAAACAATACATTGCCTTTTCCGTCCATTACTTTTCCGAAAAGCGCACCGACAGACATAAACTCGATTGTCGTCATAAAAGAGTCTTTATGCTCTTGCACCAGCTCTCCGATTTTTTGAGACAATGCTTGAGCTTGGTCAGTCGTTCCGTCAAGTGCTTTGATTTCGTTCATGTCGCTTGCACTGATAACAGACTCAAGCGGGAAGCGAGGCAGCGTAACTGTAAGCATATAAGTATCGCCCTCATCGTGGATCAAGTGCTCCGCATTTGGTGATACGCTCTCAAGAACGATACCGGCTCCTTTTTTGATAGGAATGTTCACGGTAGAACCTAAAACGCCTTTTTGAGATTTTGCAAAGTATTTGTCAAATGCAAAACTCGGCGCAACTTTTAGCTGGCTGATGATTGCAATCATTGATTGCAGTGTAAACAGTTTGAGGATGTCTTTCATTGTCCGTCCTTATTTCAAGATGATTTTGTTTTCAAATAGAGTGCTTCTTAGAGCCTCTTCAAATCCGGTCAAGTTTTGCTCAACCACCACACCGCTAACAAGTACATTTGCAACGCCGGTTGTTTCGATGTAATCGCATAGAATACCGTTTGCGTTCCACGCCCCTTTGTCTTCCCATTTTGTAGCGTCGCTTCCAGGTACCGCAGTGTTAGCGTCCGCCAAACTCTCAAAAATATGTCCGAGATGATAAACTTCATCACCGGTGTCGTATGAGCCAGCAGCATAAGCAGCCGTTGTTTGGGTAGTGAAAGTCACTCCGCCGTCAGAGCTTGACAAGAGTGTTCCAATGTCAAGTGTTACATCTTCCGGCACTGTTACCGTTGCGTTTACGCTTAGAACTTTATTGACTACGACATCGCTGTGTCTAAGTCCCATTGCTTCAAATCCCATGATTTCTCCTTTTATTTAGTGTTGCCGGTTGCAAGTGCTACGACATCAATGCCGTCACCTTGACCGCCTTTGTTTGCATACATGTTACTTCCAGGTAAGTCTTTGCTTGGTTTTTGAAATGACAAAAACTGCTCAAAGCCCTCAGGGTCTTGTTTGCAATACTTGACCGCCCACGCTTTTTGGTCAGCTGTGATTTTGTTCGCTGCGATTGCCGCTTCGACCTTTGTTTCTGCAAGCTGCTCTTTTAGCTTTTCGTTTTCAGCTGCAAGGTCTGTATCTGCTCCAGCTTGGTTTGCAGCATCTGCCCCTTTTGCATCAGGTTTTTTTTGATCTTCAGCATTTGCCGGATTTGTATCTTTACCCATGTTTTCCTCCTTTTGGGTGTTTTGTTTGTTGGCGTGAACTTCGCCTAATTCATCGAGAAACGGCGTGTTTGTCAATGCGACGGAATGAAGTTTTATTCCGATGTAGGCGTTTGTTTTGTTATCAAAACTATCAAAAACATACACTGGCGAGATGTATTTGTATTCTCCGTTTTTGATGTACTCGGCGGCTTTTTCCGTCCAGGATACTTTTGCAAGCAGTTTGTCATCTTCAATCATCAGCTCGCTAATCCATCCCGCAGCGGGTGCCTCAGTTCCGTAAAGTGTTTGGTGCTCGTAATCGATAACGATTTCGGTTTGTTGTTTGTCGAAGTTCTCCTTAATAGTTTTTAGGTCTTCGGCAGTGATTTTGAATGATCCGTTTGGATGACCGTGCCACTCCCCTACAACTCCTACAACTATTACAACTTCACTCTCTGAAGCCTTGCTGTTTGGCTCTTTGAGAGGGATTATTTTGTCTGCATACAAAATGTTTCTCTTCACTTATTTACTCCTCTTCTAAAATTTCGACTTCATCTTCAAACAGCACCGCAGAGAAGTTTCTGACATATACACTCAAATATCCGTGGTTTGTGATTCCGTCAAAAATCTTTTTAGATGCGATTAGTTTGATGCTTCCGCTATTGCTGAAACTTCTATCAATAAGGCTTTTGTCAACCTTTTCCATAAATTCTATGAGCTCATGTCTGCTTGCCTCCCTGTATTTTTCTTGCTTGCTTGCCGTAGAACCTACAATGTAAAGATTCCAGCGACACATCTTTCTATATGTATCGATCACCTCGTCCCCGTCAAAATCTATGAAAATGACCGGAGCAGATTTGATGCAGCTCTGAAGACTCTTAGGGTCGTCGAACTCTCCGAGATAAGGTCTTACAGACTCGGGCGTGTCAACGAGTGTTTGTAAATGTTGTTTGAGCTCGTTTTCAAATAGTGCAACCATTACAACTCCCGAATTTTTGCGCCATTTTTACATTTACATTGTCGGCATATCTATTAAGGGTTTTTGCTCAAGCAGTGTAATCGTAAATTTGAGCCGCCGCCTTTTCAAAAGCATTTGTCTGAAAAATAAGAATAGATTTAAGAAAAGCGTTTTGCCTAAGATGTCGCCAAAAGTTTAATTTTCGGAGGTTGCAGTCATGGTACCGGTACTCGCAAGTTTAATACCGACCCTTGTCAATAAAGGTCTTGAGCTGTTTGATAAAAAATTTGAGTCAGATGGAGAAAAAGCTGAAAAGGCAAGAGAGTTTGAAAAGTATCTGCAAGAACAAATCCAGGTTGCATGGAATGAAGAGCAAAGACAACTTACTGAGCGACATAAAAACGATATGCAATCTGACAGCTGGCTTTCTAAGAATATCAGACCGCTCGTCCTTGTCTATCTTATGGGGCTCTTTACCTTGGCATTTTTTAATGATGTGCCTCAGCAAGTTTTGCAAATGCTGCAAGACCTTTTAATGACCTCATTTATGTTCTATTTTGGTGCAAGAACCATTGAGAAAGTCGGAAAGATGATGACTGCCGGCGAAAAAGGTGGGGTTATTAAATGGAGCAAGTAATCGCTTATCTGCCGCTTTTAAATTTTGTGATTGTCTTTTTGGTGATACCTGTTTGGAAGCTAATTCAGAACTCGCAAAAGACTATCGAAAAACAGCAGCAAGAGATTGAGCAGCTGAAAAAAATTGTCAAGCAACAAAGTGAAGAGCTAAAGCTGCTCAGGGCGATTGTATTCAAGCACTTGCCTCCTGACGACTTTAAGCAATTTATGCTGGAGATTGAAAAATGAGTGCCGAACTACTCAGAAAGCTTGGAAACATAGCGGCAGTTGGAACCATTAGCGAAGTCGTGGAGGCAAAAGCACTTGTTCGAGTGACACTACTTGATAGAGTGACTGATTTTCTGCCGGTGCTGATGTTTGCAAACTCTTTTAAAAAGCATTTTGTGCCGCTTCGAGTCGGAGAGCAAGTGATTGTCATTTCTCCATACGGTGAGGCAAGCAGCGGTTTTGTGATCCGTGGGATTTTTAATCGTGGATGCAGAGAGCCCGAGCTTGCAAACGACACGACCGAGGTCATTGAGTTTGAAGACGGAACGGTTGTGATGTATGACACAAAAGCAAAACATCTTTTTATGAATGCGGTCGGGGACATAACAATCAAAGCCGCTGGAAATATCAAGCTTGAGGCTGGCGGCAATATAGACATTGACTGTGCTCGTCTTGATTTGAATTAGGAGTTTGTATGCCAGGAATAACAAGAATTGGTGATGCTTTGAGCGGTCACGGTTGCTGGGGAGATCATAATATAGATGCTGGCAGCCAAAATGTTTTTGTTAATGGCATACCAGCAAGCAGAGCCGGAGATGTTTCAACGGCTCACTGCTGTCTCGCAGATTGCCACACTGGAAAGATGTCGGGTTCAAATTCTGTATTTATTAACGGAAAATCAGCGCAAAAAGTTGGTGATCCAGTTGATTGTGGCAGCACTCAAGCTGCTGGCAGCCAAAATGTTTTTATAGGCGGTTGAGATGTACCAGGTAAGTGTTGCAGAGTCAATCAAGCGCATACTTGAAACGCCTATCGGTACAAGAGTGATGCGTCCCGAGTTTGGAAGTAGGCTTTATGAGCTCATCGACAAACGAATGGACGAGAAGTGGAAGCTTGATTTTATCCGTTTTGCCGCTGAAGCAATTAATAAATGGGAAAAGCGAGTCAAGCTTGTCAGTGTAGAGCTTAGAAAGATAGAGGGCTCAAAGGTTTATTACACATTGCACTTTGACAATGGAGAGGAGATTGAGGGTGAATTTAGCAGCGTTGCCTAAACCGGCAGTAATTGAAGAGCTTGACTATGAGACGCTTCTTGCCCAAAATATTTCTCAAGTTCAGCTTATCTTCCCTGCGTGGAAGCCTATCGAGTCAGATGACTGGATGGTGCTTATTGAGAGCTTTACATATAAAGAGATGTTTCTGAGAGCAAGGATAAATGAGGCAATCAAAGCGATGCTACTTCCTACTTCAACCGGCTCAGACCTTGACAACTTTGTTGCCGGTCTTGGAGTTGAGCGTCTCCCTGGTGCTTATCCTTATGCACAATATGAGTTTGAGCTCAGTCGCATTTCGTATTCAGATGTAATCATTCCAGCCGGTCTATCTTTAATCAGTGATGATGGTGCGTTTAAAAGCCGTTTAAAAAGCAATTTAACGATTGTTGCCGGACAGATTAAAGCGGTCGGAGTTGTTGAGCTTGAGTTATTCGTTGAGTTTGATGCTGCCAAAACAGAGAATATTACAACACCATTGCCTTATGTGCTAAAAGCAAAGTCTCTCGAGCCTTTTGCAAATGGTAGCAGACCTGAGAGCGATGAAGAGCTCAGAGAGCGTTATCTTTTGTCTCTTTCAAGATTTAGCACCGCCGGAAGCGTTGGAAGCTATATTTATCACTCAATGAGTGCTGATGAGCGTGTTGATGATGTAAGTGTTGTCTCCCTCTCTCCTGGTGTTGTCAATGTTTATCTTGCTTCAGCTGATGGAGTGGATGAGCAGATGATTGAGCGTGTTGAAGATGCTTTGAACCATGAGAAAGTAAGACCTCTTACGGACACCGTCAATGTAGCAGCTGCAAATCCTGTCAGCATAATAATTAATGCAGCAATAACCGTTTTTGATTTAAGCACGGCGGTTAATATCGAGAGTGCAATCAGAACAAATCTAAACCGTAGATTTAGAATAAAGCAAAATCTAACGCTCTCAGACATCATAAGAAGTTGCCATGTAGATGGAGTTTACAAGGTCGCTCTTAACCAGCCGACCAGTGATGTTATTGCTACGGCTGCGGATGTCATTGTTATCGATGAAGTCCAGCTAACTTTTGAGGTGATCGCATGACACTATTGCCTCAAAACGAAAGCGAAGCTCTAAAAGGTCTTGACGGTATTTTTGAAAGTGCATCGACGCTTGATATATCAGGGGTGACTATCTTGCCTCAAAATGCAAGAGCAGAGCTGCTTCCGTATCTCGCCCACATGTTTGATGTCAATATCTCAGGTTTATCGGAAAGCGAGAGCCGTGCATTGATAACAAACTCAATTGAGATACATCGTTATCAAGGCACTCTTTACTCGGTAAAAAAAGTTCTTTTGTCTATTTTTTCAGAGGCTGAGATTTTAGAGTGGTTTGACATTGGAGGTGATCCATACACATTTAACGCCAAAGTTACCATCGGAGTATCGCTTGATGCCGTCTTTGACGCAAAGAAGTTTGAGAAGTGCAGAGAGCTCATTAACTCTGCAAAAAATGCCCGTTCGCAGTTTCTCAATTTTTATGTGGAGCTGCCAAAAAGCAAAGGGCTTATTGGAGCTGATACCGGCTTGAACTGGAAAACTGACACATCTGGTCAAACAGACCTCAAGCAGAGTTCGGGAGGTGCTTTAAATAACTACTGGGGGGCGGCTTATGTTGATGGATCACGGTTAGCGATGACAAGAAAAGACAATGCAAAGACTGACCTTTCTCTTGCATGTGCAAGCGTGCAAAGGGTAGAGAGTCAAAAAGACCTCTTGCTCCAAAAGAGCACCGGGTTTGAATTTAACGCAATAGGAGGAATTACATGGCGAATCTAACCGCCGTACCAACCAATCAGGGTATAGGCATTTTAAACACTGAGCTGAGAAATCAGGTGACTAAGTTTGTGCTCATCGGCGCAACTGCATACACAAACACTTCTCTTGATGCCTTGCTTCAAGATACCGAGGTCGTAACTTATGCCGACATACAAGGGTATATCTTTTATCACGGAACCGTTGAAACGGCATATTTTGATGATGAGGGAGTGCTTACTTTTGAGCTGCTTTTACCGCTTGAGGAGGACTTGCAAAAATACACTTATGCAGTGGGGCTTGTCTCGACGGATAATCAGCTCGTCAGTATCACGCCGACTCCAAAGATAGTTCTTATCTCGGGTGTCGGGGGGACATTCGTTGTCAAAGTAGCTGTCAAAGGTAGTCCTGGAGTGATTGTCTTTAAAAATAGCGAGTATGTGACACCGGCTGAGCTCTTGAACCATAAGCAAAATGTTTTGAGACCAGTTGTCGCAAACGCAACAAATTATTTTGATCTCACAAATAAACTAATCGACAAAGGAGTTATCGATGTTAACAACTGAAGAGTTGAACCTGGCAATTGAAGAGTTGCTCAATAAAGCAAGGGATGTTTTCAATAAGTATGACGGGGCTTTCGCCGCAATCGGAAATCAATCGAGCGCAGCGGTGCAAGGATTAAACACTTTGCAATATGAGCTTATGTCTGAGCTGCAAGAGCTGGCAAATGGTGTCGGTCTTGAGCATGAATGGAACGGCACATCAGTCCGCTTCAAGCAAAATGACGGCACTTGGGGTCAATGGGTCAATCTTCAAGCGGCTTCAAGCTTTGATTATGAAGAGACCACAAATCCTGGCATAGATGTCAACCCGACCAACTTGCATGCAAAATGGCTGAATTTGACAACTGCTGAGCTTTTTATTTGTACGGACAATACTGCCGGTTCAAATCTATGGACTGGAAGCAATGGCACAACCATTCAGCCAAATCAGTTGCCGTCCAATCCTACAAATACATTTCCGGCGACACTGTACAACAACCAAACATATTCGCATACATTTAGCGGATCAACTGATGCAGATGGTACGGTAACGCATTACATCGTGGATCAAATCTCAAGTGGAAACCTTACTGTCGCAACTGCTGAAGTTGCTGCCGGTTCTGCACATTTGTTTACGGTTGGAAGCGTAACAACGGACGAGACGGTAACCTTTAGGGTTCGTGCAAAAGACAATTACGGCTCTTACAGTGCCGGAATAACAGTCACGGCTCAACTGAAGCTCTCAAGCATTGGAGTGCCTGGAGGCGTTGGATTTGGTGTCGGTGTTGCACCTGATACACTTGTAACAGCTTTCGGACTGACTCCGATGACCGGATACAATGACCCAACTCATGCAAACTTTGGAAACTATACTGATGCTTCAGGCTCGGTGATGGTTTATATCCCAAAACACTATGTAAAGCTTTCTGTAAATACCGCTGCCCCGTACAATGGATTGCAAGTTGACATCAGTGGCTCTGCTCAAACTGGATACAGCTTACCGAGATGTTTTGTCAATAACGGCGTAGAGGTTGCCGGTATTTTCGTTGATAAATACCTTGGAGGCAAAGAGGGTACGGTGATGGTTTCTAAGCGAAATCTTGATCCGGTGAGTACGAATAGCACACACAATCCAATTACGGCTTTGACTGCAAA